GTCGACTTTAACATAGTTGGACGAATGATGCTCCTCGGTTTCATTAAGTGGCATAGAGAAACCCCTGGTACTGAATCCGCAGTTGGAACAGATATGACATCTTCATCGCAGGTCCAATCGCTTTATGCTGATCTCATGAACTTAGTCCCTTTCTCGGAGATATCTAAGCGGTGTGGAGCCGGAGATTATAAAGCCTACGACCTAGTTCTGCCACCACAAGTCCTTAATTCGATTGCCAATATCATTATGCATTTAGTTGCCGATTTTACCCCTTTTGATAAGGCCGTAACTCAAGGTGTTTTATCCAACGTTATTTGGCCTACTATTGCATTCGATGGGACTATATCAGTTCTAGCCATTAATCCTTCTGGACATTTTGCGACAACCGATTTTAATTGTATAGGCAATTCCATTTTAGTTCGCTATTGTTACTTTAGAGCTAGGCGTAGCTACTTTCGCGAAAACCACTTAATTAAGACACCCTTTCGCAAACACGTAGCTCTAGTTGTTTATGGAGATGATAATATCTATGCTATTAGCACTGACTGTCCGTTCTTCGATCAACTTGTTTTAACCGAACAATTATCTAAGATTGGCATAACTTATACCTCTGAGGATAAGACGAGTAAAGTTGCTCCTCTCCGTGACTTCTTCGAGCTATCGTTTCTTAGTAGAACGGTCACTCTGACTGATGGTGTGTGGAAGGCCTACCTATCGGATAAATCGATAAGTAAAATGCTTCATTTTCAGAAAAAGAGTGAGCTATCATCTTTTAATCGTTCCTGGGAAGGTATCCAGAGCGCATTATTTGAATTTTATTTGAGGACTCCAGAGGAATATGCTCTTCGTAAAGAGCAATTGCGTGCAATAGCCTATGAGTCGGGCATGCACGGTTTATGGGATGATGAGACCATAGACGAGAGTTTTGCTGAGCGTTCTCGCTAAGCAAAACTCTAATTTTGATTAAGGGTGTGGCAAGCCCTATTCTGGTTTACCAGATTTACCCGCCCCCCCGTAACTATCATGGGGGTTTAAGTTGAAGAATAGTAGCAATACATGCACTGAGAGACGCCACTAGAAC